AAGAAGTTCGTTGTGAGGAGAAAATAATGGACCCAGAGTTCGAGCTCGTTAGAATCAGGAATAGGATTCATGAGATGACATTTAGGTTAGACGAGATCATTTCAGATCTGGCCTCATTTTCCTCCAATTTAGGGAGAATTCAAGGAAGTTTAGAGAAGATACAGGCTGAATTAGCAGAAGGAGATACCGATGAATGATTTAATACCGACTCAAGAAGAAGTGAGAGCAATCGAAGTGATGGCTAAACAGGCCGTCGAGAGTAAATATGTTGAAAAGCTCGGCGGATACGCTGGAGTGTTTTCCATAGCCATGTACGCCAGAGAGCTTAAGATCCCTATCATGTCGGCACTGTTCGGGGGCATGGCAAATATTTTAGGTAAGGTTACGATTGCTCCTCAACTTATGAATGCAATGATCCGAAAAGCCGGACATAAGCTTAAAATTGACAGTAATGATGCCCGCTGTATCATTGAAGGGACACGAAAGGATACAGGAGAGGTTTGCACCGTTTCTTTCTCAGTGGAAGAGGCTAGAAAGGCTGGTCTTGTGAAGCCCAATGGAGGATGGGAAAAATACCCGTCAGACATGTGCTTTGCGAGAGCCTTGTCACGGATTGCTAGGCGACTTTTTCCTGATGTAATCGGTATGACATATATTGAAGGAGAATTGGATGAAGCCGTCAAAGAAGTTAAAGAAGAAGTCGAGACAATTGAAGAAGCAGCAGCTGCAAAATCTCCTTCTATGGAAGAAGAGCTTGCAGCCTTTAAAGCAAGATTCCAGCCGATTGAGAACATGGATTATGACCTAACCGACTTCTTGAAATATATTGGCAGCAAGAGTAAAAAGTTCAGCATGCAAGAAGTGATACGTCAGGCCAATGAAAGTCCCGAGAAGTTTTCAAAGTCTTATTTGAAATGGACTGAAGAGAAAACTGAGGAGAATCAGCATATGAATCTTGAACAGGCAACTCTTGTTTAAGGTTTAGAAACCGATCCTGAAATATCAGGGTCAATTTGAGGATTTCCTGTGATGCTGGCATCAACGGTGCATGTAGATCCGTTCTCGTTGCGAATCATGATCTCGGTGAGGTTGCAGGAAGTCATCACGCAAAGAAAGAAAAAGATTATTACCAGGAATGAATAAAATATTATGTCTCCTGTAGATATCTTCATATAGCCCTGTATAGCTCGACTGGAATTTTTGATCTAGGTAAAATTAAAAAAAGGAAAACCAATGAACACAGAAAGATTTACTTTATTTTGGAATTACGCAAGAGTCGTGGCGATTGCCATGGGGGCATTTATTATAANTGCAACAACCATCAAGGCGCATTGTTTTGCACCGAATTTAGAAATTGATCATTTCGACAGAAACGATTCAGAAGACAGCAAGCCAGATCATCAAAAATCGGAAGAGGCGCGCGAAGACTCAAAGCATGATGATGATTATCACAGTTATACCGATAATCAAGGGAATGACCATCATTTTAAAGATGGGGCGGAGCTCAGCTAAATAAACTTGACCCTCGTCGCTTAAGCCTTTTACAGTATTGCAACACTTAGGGTGCGGCTTCTAATCTTACTGATAAGAAAGGCGCTGAGACGAGGGCATTTGGAGGAATATGAAAATAATAATCGCTTTAGTAAAACGTCTTTTTAAGAAGAAAGAGCCAGAAAAGATTCCTGAGAAAAAGCCCGAAAAGAAGGGATTAAATTGGAAGTTGCCGAAATGAGACAAGAACTTAAGCTCGGTCTATATATCCTTTTCGCAGTCATAATCATCGGTTATGCGGGATGTTGGATCGAGACGAAATATTTCCCTCCTAAGATGCCGGTTTGGGAAGCTTAATTAAAATCAAACGTAAAGAAATCGCTTATCGTCTGATAATATCCATTAAGTTGGTCTAGCAATAATTTATCTTAAAGAAAATCGATCAGTCTTTTTTTGACCANAAACTCTTTATTACAAAACATATAAAAATTATAACAGCACCAACCAATCTTTACTCGATCTTTAATCAATGGGGTGGAAATAAGAAATGTTCGTTGACCTGATAAAGTTCTCCGTCTATTTCTACAAGAATTTTTTGACAAGGTTCCTTATATCGTGGAGTACACCCAGTAAGATAAAAACCAATCGCACACAAAAGCACGACAGTTATAAAAAGAAAAGAATAAAAACAGGCGGCCATCTTATAATCTGTCTTGAAGAGCATATCGCACACATAGTCCATATCGATTATTTAGTCAAAATATTAATGGAGAAATATGACACTACACGATTTTCAAAGAGAATTGATAATATAGGTAATGCTGCAATCTGCATTCTATATGTATTCAGTGATAATGACAACTCCTGCTATGCCCGCTCCCCCGCCCAGAGCTGATCCTGCGGATGTAATATTACAGGCCCCCCCTCCTCCTGATCCATATCCCAATCCTGCATTACCCGCCCCTGTAGTTGGTTGAGCCTGTGCTCCGCCCCCTAAAAAAGAACTCGCCCCTGCTCCAGATGCAGTAAATAATGGAGAAGCTGCTCCTAAAGCTGCACCACCTCCACTTCCTGAACATCTATAATCTCCTCCAGATCCTCCGGTTCCTCCTGCTCCTCCAATTCCAGACGCAGCCACTTCCGCTGTTCCAAAATTGCCTCCCATGCCACCATTCGAACTTATGAGAGATCCTACGTGTGTAGTACCCCCATTTCCACCAGCACCCCCGCCCGAACTGCCACCAGTTCCGCCATTTCCGATTGTCACGCTTTGGGAGGAGCCAATAGTTGCCGCAGAAAAAATACCGACAGCATATTCGCCGGCACCTCCTCCATCTCCAATGGCAATTTGTGAGCCCGAAGTTGTAGCTGCACCGCCTCCACCACCACCACCACCAAGACATTGGATAGAGCAATATTTCATTCCAGATGTAGGTGTATAGGTTCCTGTGGTAGTAAACACTTGATTGTTAATGGATGTAAAGGCACCCAAAGAACTTAGAGTTTGGAAAGTAGGAACAACCCCAGTCCCATTGCTAGATAGAACGGTTCCAACCGAAGAAATATTCCCAGGGGGATACCATCCTCCGGTATTTCCTAATGTAAGTGTATTAGCAATTGCAGAGTTGCTGGTAAAACTGACGTCTGCCAGGGTTAGAGTTCCAACGCCTGTTCCGCCTATTGCCGGATTATGGGATGAATTTATTGAAGCATTGCTAATCGAGCTATTTCCACTAGAACTATAAGTTATAGCCGAGTTGACTCCTGTTGTAAAACTATCTCCAACGCTAGACCAAATAGAATTATTAGAACAAGTAATTGTCTGAGTAAAAGCACATCCATAACTTAATAAATCAGCCCCTGTCACCAAAGTAACAGGACAACCAATTATAATTTGGTTTGCAAAAATTGCTGTCCCACTAATTTCCATTGGATTCGTGGTTCCATTGCCTATCCCAGCCGCAAAAGCATAAAATTGACAACCACCAGTATTTTTAAAAAACCCGTCATTAGTTCCAAAATTTCCTATGTTAAAAACAGCCACCGATCCACTAGAAGTCCAATTGGGCAAATTAAATGTATAACCATTCGTTACGATTACAGAACAATCTTCCATAATAATTGCTGTCGTTCCTGCGGAGGCTGAAGAAAAGACATTTGTTGCTGATACAAAAGTCATACGATCGATATTAAGTGTTCCTGAATCGGGAGGTATGTGTGTACCAATAATAGTTACAGATTGCTCTGAAGGGCCAGAAATCTGTATGCCAGAAAAAAAAGTCAAATTTTCTGTGTAAGTTCCTTCTTGAATCCATACCATACCTCCGCCCGCTGCATTAGCAGCATTTATGGCGGTCTGAATGGTCTGATACCCAGCCTGACCTATTGGCCCTACAACAAATGGTGTAATAGGATATCCCCCAGATGTTGGAGTAACAGTAAATTCATTAGTTCCCCCCACGATTGTGGTGGTATAGATACCATGAACGCCAACTTGTCCTAATACATTCGGAACTACAGGGTTAGTGCCAGAGTCTGGCAAGAACTGTTCCGTCGCAACACCACCCATGTTAATCTCAAGCCAGTTTGCAGTAGTTTGCTCAGATATTGTACTAAACCCAGTGAGAATCCACTCGTTTGCAGTAGAAGTGTTAACCCATCTTTTTTGTATTGGATAGTTTACATCGTTGGTCGTAGGATCTCTGTCCATAAATACAGTAAGAAAAGCATTTGTACTAGAACGGCCTACAGCAAAGGCATCAAGACTGACTGGTGGATTTGTATTATTTGTCATATTTCCTCATCATACGAAGTAAAGTCCAGTAATAAACACTTCGCTATTATTTGCAAAGTTCGTATCAGCAAGGGCGCTTTGCACGCCGGCTATTGTGTTTTGATATAACAGCACTGTCGTTGTTGCATTAGATATTTGATAATATGAATACAAATTTGTAGGAGTAAGAGTGACATTTTGTACCAAAGCAGTTCCTTCGGTATCTAAGCTTGCAGCGGCCACCGGAAGACCTGTAATCGTAGCGCTGCCACTTTCCGATCCTTTAGAGCTTAATATTAGCTCAATTCCAAAATACACGACGTTGCCGATTTGTTGGTAGTAACCACTTTGAGTAGAATACGTAATACCAGTTGGAGATCCCCCAAAATTTAAAACAGGAGTGAAGGATGTTATAGGAACATATGTCACCGCAGTAAAGTTTGATGTACCGCTTCCTAGCGCAAGCCCCGTTAAAGTATCGACGCCAGTTCCACCGTTACTAGGAGACACAATTCCACTTAATGCAACCGTTACAATATTAGTAGCTCCAGACGTAGAGAGAGGCGATGATCCTAGTATTTCTAGTTCATTTGCAATAGGAACAGCTGTCCCGCTGTTCGTGACAAACGAGGTTGGGATTTCTGGTGAATTATTAATCGCGTTGATGACTTGTATTTGAGAGATAAACTACCTATAAACCCTTAGCGTTTTGCTCTTTTTCATTTTTTCTTATGCAGAAATCCAGAAAGTTAATCTTTTTAATTGCATTTTTATAATCGAGCTGTACTTGCTCTAATTTTTCTATAATCTCTTCATTGGTCGTTAAAATCGATTTCGGCGAGGCAACAATGCAGCTTTTTAGTTCTTCGAATGTTTTTTCGTTGTTATAAGACGAAATTAAAAGTTTTNTCTTAATGGTTTCGTAGATTTCCGATTCTTTAATAACTAACAAGTTGTGTATGTTTAGCAATTCTTTATCCAAGGACCCAATATTAACGACAATGTTTTTAATTTCTTTCGTTATCTCTGTAATTAAAGTCGACTTCAGTATCATTTCAGAATTCATCGACAACTTAAGCTTTTCTACTGAAGACTTTAATTCGTTAACTTCAGATTTTAGTCTTATAATTTCCTCTGATTGCTCGCCGACCTTAGTAGACCATCCACTTTGGCTGTATAAATGCTGAATATCACATTTGTGTTGGTTTATGGTTGCATTAACACTTTCATTTTCTGTTTTTAACTGCTCAAACTTTTGGATGAGTTGGACTATTTTTTCGTCTTTCATTACTCACCCCACACACATTCTGCATAAACTGTTCCAGTTGTGGGAGCAGAGCTATATTTGACGTATATCTGTGAGTTGCTCTGTAGAACAAATAGCTGATCATGCAGGATGCGATTCGTATTGAAGTCATAAATTGTAGCTGATCCGGCTGGTACAATGATCTGATCATTCACACCATCAAAAGAAAACAGCATGTCTCCATCGGTGTTATTGACAAGCTTCATCAAACGGACAAAATGTGTAAACGGAGTCCCAAGAGCTACATAACTGCTAGTAACGCTGCCGTGAGCCACCGAACGAAGTGCATCGAAATTTACGACTTGTGTATTATTGAATCCCATGTAAGATGCCCCTGTTAATCATTTCTGTAGTACATTTAAGAAATGTTTTCAACGAGAATCGTGGCTAGTCCAACCCATACACAGAAACGATTGTGTTTGCCACCCAATTTCCACCGCCGGAGGTAAAAAGCATGCTTGTGATAGCTGCTGTATTTCTCCACGTAAAAGTTCCGTAGGTGAACCTACAGTTTCCACCGCTCTGTTGAATGTACCCCTGATTAAGGCTCATCGTTCTGTTCCAGTTGGTATTGGTGTAAAAAGGGAATTGCATGATGGTCAGACCAGGGTTAGAGGTCCCATCTGGCAGTGGTCCTATACCCCAACTGGCTTGGGCGGCATTTGTTACTGTGTTACTTGTACCACCGTTGTTTGAGTAGACTAGAACCTCGTCATAATTAGATCCGCTATCACCGTTCAACTGTAGTGTACAATCGTTTCCAAGGTTGTTGGTTTGTTGCCCCATTAAATATACTAGTAGATGTGTGAAGTTACCAGGAATCGAGGAGATTGTCATAGTTGTGCTACTACCGCTTGCAGTAGCAGTTCCTATTAGCTGTCTGATAGAAGTTGCCGAATTATAAAATGCATCGCTCATACTAGAATGTCCACCATTTTGAGTTTCGTGCTACAACACGTAGACAGCCGTAATTGGCTGTGATCTGGATGGAGGCTGCACCATCGATTGTCTCCGAGCCCTGACCTACGATAGTAATATTGTTGGCGCTAGCTGCCGTACCGGCCTCGTCTTTGATCACCTTGATAGTACCGGCAACACCTACATCTGCTGTGAGCAAAGTAATTGTACGAGCTGATGTGTTGTCCGTTACTCCGGTGTAGAAGTCGGATGCGTTCGCGCTTACCGCCGTTGATGTCGTACCACCTATAATGTTGGTAGCCGTTACAGAAGTTACCGAAGGGGTAGCACTCCAAGAAGGAACCGCGCTGGTGTTGCCAATAAAAACAGTGCCTGTATTGCCAGGCGATATAACTTCTACAGAATTGGTGCCCTGTCCTAATAGAACTCCGTTTAGAGTGAGATTGTTGTCGCCTGTTCCGCCGGCTGCGACAACTTGTGGTAATGGTCCATTATATGCCATTAGAATACCTCATACGATGTACCGTTGAATATGAATTGAGCGGCCTGATAGTTCACGTTGAATGTATATGTATCCAATATCGGACTATCAAAGGCAACAGACCCCCCAACCGTGGTAATGATTATGTTATTTGACTCTGCATTCCCTGTTTTATCTTTTACTATGTAATACCTTCCAGTAGCAGGGGCATTGGGGAGTTTGATTGTAACGTCACCACCTGAGCAATCTACTCCTATATAAACATCCGAGGCGCTTGTAGTATAAGGTGAGGCCGAAGAATTAACGCTAGTGTAAGGCAAAAGGCCTCCAATAGCAGTTACTCCGAGTTGTCCAGTAGAGCTGTTAATAGTTACTAGCTCTGTATTAGAAACTGACACACCTACAATGCCTGCAATGTAACATGTGCTTTGCTGTCCTGAGCTCGTGCCTTGAGTACCAATTCTTATAACGTTGGATTCGCTGGCTGTTCCCGCATTTCCGATGATTATATTGCTGCTTTCCGTACTAACATAGTTTGAAGCTGCTGCTGTACCGACCACTATATTGTTACTGCCGCCACCGTTTGTATAGGCTGCTTCGCCAATACCGACGTTATTACTGGTGGTGCTTACTACGCTGCCACTAGCAAAACCAACAAATGTATTAGATGCGCCGGAGCTTACGTGCTGTCCTGAGAATTTTCCCATGGCAACGTTTTGAGATCCTGTAGTTAAAGAGCTTAAACATGAAACTCCAACACTTGCATTTCCAGATCCTGTAATGCTGGCGTTCCCAGACGATTTACCGATGATTGTATTCTGGTTGCTGTCGGTTACATTGAATGTAGAAACTGTGCCAGAGTTATTAAAAGCTACTGAGGAGCCAGAGTTTTGAGCCGCTTGGTCAGCATATATTGTAACTATATGGCCTGAAATCGAACCGGTATCACCATCTATTGTGATGATATCAGATGCTCCTCCGGTATTGTTAGAACCTGCTTGAGAAATAACCCACCTCTCTATGCTCCGTAGTAAGCGCTTAAATAAACAGAACCTGTGCCCGCAGATCCTTTAACCGATAGCTGTGTGTTTTGAGCAATTTCAAAAGTAACAGAAGCTTCTTTGTTTGTTGCAACGTCCAGTAAAAGAAAGGAACCAGCAGGAAGATATTCGTGATCATTAATACCATCCCAAGAAACAGTAACGTCGACATTTGCATTGTTTGTAAGCTTCATTATCCTAATAGAATGTACAAATGGTGTACCGAGAGTAACGTAGGCGCCTGAAAAAGTTGAAGCCGCGACCGATCTTAAGGGTTCAGGATACAAACGTGAGCTTAAAGATCCCATCGGTCTCCCTTAATTAAGAACTATAAAATCAAGCGTAATTGTATTGGTCTGGGTTACTGCACCTTGTCCGTTTGTTACTACGACGGTCGAAGTAGATGCAGAGTTTGTAACGCTTGATATTCCAATAGCAGCGCCTGTGGTGACTCCTCGCATTGAATAAAGAACAACGGTACTTGATCCTGTCACTGATGTATTAGATACAATAAGAGTGGTTGACGCTGTAGCGGCGATGCTTGGACTAGTAAAACTTACACTTCCAACACGTCCGTTACAAGTAACAGAACCACTCGCAGCACCTGAACCTGTAACCACTGGAAGCACAAGGCCGTCACCGGATGTAGATACTGTAATGTTTCCAGCTGCTGCCGTAATGGAGCCAGGAGCTGTAAAGATGGGCGGGATAGTCAGAGTTACTGTAGCTCCAGAACCTGCGGTTGTGATTTCGTTTGCAGTCCCTGCAATTTTAACGTTTCCTGCTGAAGGGGTCGCAGTGCCAGTGTCACCAGTTAATGTTAGAAATGAAGAAGAACCAGATTCCAAAAGAGTCCACGTAGGGGTTGTTACTCCGGCTGATGTAGAAATGGAAGTAAGAAAATAGACTGTATTGGTAGATGTATTGACCCATTCTTGACCTATCGCCCAACCAGGTGAATAAGTTGTTCCTGGATTGACTGTAGAAACGATCTTACCGAGCAACGGCTTTGACCCGAATCCTTGTGTGTAGACTTGGGCTGATGAAGGTGTGGACATAATGATTTCTCCTATAAATCTGACACTTACAAGGTGTCGTGATTTTTTAAAAGAAAAAAAATCAATTATTTTTTTCATCCTTCATGATCGATAGAATAAGAGACATGTAAGAGTACATGTCATAATGGTTAATAGAGGATAGTAATGCAGCTTTTGGCAAGCTTTCGATATTTTTGACCATAGTTTCGAGCATCTCAATCTTGTCATCTCTTGTCATGTCTTGGCTTTTTTCGTCTTTTTGTTCATCTACTTCACCCTGTTGGAGGACTTTGACTGATATTTCATTATTGAACTCGTCAACTCTAGCGAAATTCTTCCAATCCTTAGAAGAACATTCCAATCTTATACTTCCACCTGAAATAGATATCTCGCCGCATTTACAAGTTACGTAGTCAAATTCATGGAAGCTTTCTAAGATGTCATTGCAGAGTTTACATTTAGCTTTGTTTTTCATTTGTCCGCCAATGATCTCATAAGTGATTTTACTCCAATCTGCGTGTTCAGTTTATTGAATATCCACCGGTGCAATTCGATAATCGTCATTCCGCTTCTGATCTTCCAAACCGATTTAATAACTTTACTTTTAGACTTTTTTTTCATATGTCTCCTTTAATATGCAGAATTTACTTGCACCGCGTCAAATGGAGTTTATCCTTGATTCAACAAAAAAGATCAATATTGCTCATGGTTCGGTACGATCTGGAAAGACTGTCAGCACCCTGTTTAGATTCATGCAGGCTGTTAATAATTGTCCTGATAGTCAAATCTGGATGATCGGTCACTCCCAAGAAACCATCTATCATAATGCTGTCCGTCTACTTATGGAATCTAATACTCCTGACAATCCTCTGGCCATCTTTCATCCATTTCTAACATGGCATCCAGGTAAACGGCAACTTAAGTTTAAGGACAAGACGATTTCTACACTCGGAGCAAAAGACGAAGGCGCCATTGGAGCCATCCAGGGTAAAACATTCTCCTTATGTTATTGCGATGAGATCACTTTATATCCCGAAAGTATCATCGATATGATCGACACACGCCTATCTAATCCACATTCAATGTTATTTTGTTCATGCAACCCATCGCATCCAACTCATAAGATTAAGCAATGGATTGATAAGGCAGAAGCAGGAGATAAACAATATTATGCTCTCAGTTTTACTTTGGATGATAATCCATATGTTCCAGAAGATTACAAGGACAGGATAAGACATAGCCTGTCTGGTCTATTCTACAAACGGAACTACATGGGCATATGGTGTCTTGCAGAAGGGGCGATATTCGATTTCTTTGATAAAGCAATTCATGTCGTAAAAAGACCCCCTAGAGCCGCCCAATACTGGATAGCCGGAATAGATTACGGAGTGTCTAATAACTTCGCCTGTGTACTCGTGGGAGTAAATACTGGGCATAATACTCAACAGGGTATCTGCCGATGGGTAGAAAGAGAATATGTATGGGACTCTCATAAGAAGGGCAGACAGAAAACGAATAGCGAATACGCTGACGATGTACAGCAATTTCTTGAACCCTATTCGATCAAAGGGGTGTATATTGACCCTTCCGCAGCTTCATTCAAGGTAGAACTCAGGAAAAGAGGAATCACGGTTATAGACGCCGAGAACGAGGTTTTTGACGGTATTACGTTTATGACGTCCGAAATGGCTAAGGGAAATCTCTTTGTTTGCGAGAGTTGCCCGAATATGATCAGAGAGATCGAGACTTATGTTTGGGATATCAAGAAATCAGAGAAGGGAGAAGATGCGCCCATTAAGAAGGACGATCACTCCCTCGACGCCCTACGCTATGCTATCTATACTCACAAGATAACTCCTTATCAACCTTATAAGCATAATCCGATGGAATATGCACAGAAAAGGTTTCAAAGTAATTTCGGTTGAAGTTAATTTCTTGCCATTTTATTCTTGAACGATATGAAAAACCATAGAATATATTTTGGTAAAAAGTTTTATAGAGATATAGGAAATCAAGGATATTGGAGAGAAACTACAAATCCTTTACTTTATGCGCACCGTTGGGTATGGATGATGAATTTTGGTGAGATATTACCAGGATTGGAAATTCATCACATTGATGGAAACCCCTCTAATAACGAAATTAATAACCTTCAGATGGTAACTAAAAGTCAACACATGAAATTTCATTGGAGACAATGGAAGCATGATCCAAGACAACTGTTACTAGCTATTTAAATATTTAATACTTAGCGCCACTTGACCTCATAGCCCCTTTAATGTAAGGTGAAATTTTAAATATATCCTTACTTAAAGGGGGGCGCCT